AAGCCGAGCTGCTGGTGTTGCTGTTCAGCGAACCGAACACACCCTGCAGGCAGGACAGCAGATCCTTTTGACGCTGGTTGGCAACGTAATCAGCGATCTTGGCGCCAATGGCAGCCATAGGATCGGAACCAGCAGCAAGAGCGGCAAGGTCACGAGCCTCAAAGGCACGACCACGGTGCAGGATCACGCCGATTTGCTTATCAGCTTGGATCTTGCCGGGGGTGAGGCTGCTGCTATCAGTCAGCACCTCAAAATCGCCGGAAAGGTTAGCTTTCCAGAAAGGAACGTTGATGAAATCACCGCCCTCGGTGGCATTTAGCTCCGCCATAGGCTGCACCACACCGGAAGCCAGGAAGGCATCACGCAGAGTGGTTTGCTCAATGACGTATGGAGTAAAGACCTCGGGGATGATTACGTCAGAGCGAAGAGTCGCCATGACTAATCCTCAAGAATGGTTTTACGGTGTCGGGCACAGCCCATTACCCAGCACAGCCGGTTACGTTAAAGTTTAACGCCCCGCTGCTGCTTTTAACCTGTCGTATAAATCGCGGTCAGTACGGAATAACCGTGATTGCTCTGTCAGGTTGAAAGATTCAGGCGCGAACGGGTTCTTGATCCCTGCGGGGATTTCGCCAGTGCTACGTCCTACAGGTGCGCCACTGCCTTGAGGCTTAGGCTGCTTTTGCATCCAAACAGGCAGGCTTTGCTTTGCCCACTCGCTAACTGGCGTGCGCTGGTAGCCATCGACGACAACGACGGTGCCATCGGCTTCCCGCTCAATCTGGTCAGCGTTTAGCTTAGTTTTCAGCACAAGGTCAGGATCATGCACGATGTCAGCTAGTGCGCTGACCGCTGGCGTGAGTAACTCAAGTTCCCGCACTCGGGATTCCAGCTCTGTAATGCGCTGGTCCTTTTGCGCCGTCGCCTCACGGAACTGCTGCTCCAAAGCCTGCCGGGCTTCGGTGTATTTTCCTTGGGATTCCAGTTCTGCCTGTTCGGCACGTCGCTTGAATTCCAGTAATTCGTTGATGTCAACGCCATCTGGCACAGCCTTGGCTTGAGCGACAGCCTTTTTGTACTCGTCTAGCAATTCAGAATTCTTGCGGCGCATTGCCTCAAGCTCTGTTTGCATTGCTTGCAGTTCTGCAGTTTGCTCCACAGGAGCCTGCTGTTCGTCGGACATGTTTTAACCCACAGGGTTAAGTGCAACTGAAGGTTAACACCTAATCATCATCATCGTCATCAGTGCAGGTAATAACCTCAATGCCTTCTGCCAGTCTGCCCATCAGACTGCCTAAAACTTGAGCATCGGGAGGACATGGGAAGACAAACCGCCCCTCAATCATGCCATCGGTGCATTTGAGGTAAATGCAGTTGCCTTCCCAGATTCTGCCTTTCATGGCTGCAGTGGTGCTTCTTTTAGCTCACTGCGCAGCTTTAACAGCGTATTGCCTGTGCTTTCCGACTTAATTTCAAACATTTCGTCACCTGGTTTGGCGAGTAGCAGTACCTGACCATTGACATTATTGGTTGCCCTGAACTTTTTTCTGGATAAAGCGGTTATTTTGCCAAATGACCGCCTGCCACGCTCGTTCCAGACAACGCGGCTACCAACTTCAATAGACATCACTTAGCCTTCCGCTTGCGTGATTTTCCGGCTTTTGCGTATGCGATTGCTACCGCTTGCTTTGGTGGTTTTCCTGCCTTGATCTCTGTCTTGATGTTTTGCTGCATCACTTTTTTGCTCCTGCCCTTCTTCAACGGCATAACGCCAGTCCTCAACGGATGCCAGCAGTGTAGATCCATCAGCAGTAGCCCAGCCTTTGTCGGTATAAACCGCTGGCACCCACGCTTCACCAATCAGTGCTTCGACAGGATCAGAGAAGACGAAATAGATTCCCTCGTTCCTGAAGTGCCTAAGACTCGGGAGTTCCATAGCGGCTGCGAAGTTGGTCCAAGGTTAGTTCAGATCCATCATCGCGCACGAGTTTGGCAACGGCATTCTTGGGACCGTATTTTTCGGCAAGTTTATTAAAGTACGGCACCTTGCTAGCGCCTAAGGCTTCTGCCTGAACCGACTTGGGTTGCTTTGCTAGCCACTCGCCGTAGCTCATGTTGATTGGCACCTGTCCGTCTTGGCTGGCGCGTGTTGCCGTTGTAGATGGTGGCAGGATGTCAGGATCAATGATCGGCACAGTTGTTGATCGGCAGTTGAAATGCTGAGGCGGCGTTGGACCTTTGCCGTATTCAAACTCACGCCCATCTAACGCTGCACAGATTGCGCTGGTTCTAGTATCAAGCGTTGCGACGTAGCGGTATTTTTGGGTGATGTCTTGATTGGCTTCGTAGACCTGTTGGCTGGCAGCGTTAGCAACCTGATTGATGCTGGTACGCACTAACGCCATCACCTGATTGTCTGGAATGGTGGTTAGTTCACCACCTGCTGCGATTGCTTGTTTGACCGTGCGGTTTTCACCAAACTGCAGTGTGCCGACTAGGCGCTTTGCGATTTGCGGTGTCGTTTCACCAGTCAGCAAACCATTCCGTACAACCTGTCCAAACCGCTCAGCTTGCGATTCAGCGATGCCGCGAAACGCTTTTTCGACTACCTGACCGTTAGGCAACGTGATGGTTGCGCCCTTTGCAGCAGTCAGGCTGAATGTTTGCGGTGCGCCTTGAACTGCAGCTACCAAATCATCGCTGAGCGTGACGACGTTGATCTGCGTTGGATCTGTTGTGACGACTGACTGCGCAAACTGCGGGCTGATCTCGACAGTGTTCACAGCAGAGCGCATCCCTGGCGGCAAAGCGCGAGCTAATTGCTCGGCGACAAATTCAGATTGCAACTGCGCTAAACCCTGCAGCTCGTTAGCTGTTAGCTCAGTGCTGTCGCCAGCCCATGTAGCAAGGCTTGCTTTTAGCTGAGCCAAAATGGCACGCAGTCTGGCAGCTTTAACAGGTGCAGTAGCTTCGTCGATGATACGCAGTTGATTGACGGTATCAATGATGATGTCGTTGTAGGAGTTGATCAACCGACGTGCAACGCTGTTGCTGTAGCGGTTGAGGTCAATGGCGTTGCGGTATAAAACTGCTGGCGTTGCCATTATTCGATACCTAGATCCTGAGGCTTGCAGGCAGTTTGCATGGTGACATCAGCGCCAGACTTTAACGCTTCTTTGATCAGCATGATGACAGCCTCTGGCGTTTCATCAGTACCATTTTCTACGTTCATTTCTTCTACGGTGTATAACTTACCTTTGCGATACCAGCTGAGCCTGATGACAGCAAAAATGTGAGGCTTCATTTGCCCTTTAACAGCAACGAGCTGTTGCCTGCGTGGCTTGTTTGCTTCCATCGCTAACCTCCATAGCCAGCTCATCATGCCGGGATATCGCTTGTATCTTCAGGTTCTGCAGATTCTTCTGGCATTTGTTCATTGACGCGAGGTTCAGGCTGCGCCATTTCGATCATGCCGCCAGCTTGCGTTGCTTCCAGTTCTTCTTGCACGTCAAAGTCGTCACCTAGCACTTCGCCATCGGCGAGGTTTTGCAGCAGCGTTTCCTGAGTGATTGTGCCAGCGGTGTAGAGCTGCAACAACGCCTGGATTTCCTGCGGCTCAAGGCGTGCGCCTAGGAAATCGCGGTTGACGTAGCTGCTGCCAACCTCAGTGATGTTGAGATATTCAGCGTGATAGGTTAAGCAGTTGTCAATCAGATCTTGCATGTTTTGGGCGATCACCATCATGGTGCTGTCACCCTGGCTGCGGTCGATGCGCTTAGCCTCTGCAGTTTCTGCTGATAGTTTTTGACCTAGCACAGCAGATAGACCTAACTCGTTGATTTGCTGTGCAATCTGCTCAAGCCTGCGGAACTGCGATTCAAAGCTGTTGCCAGACGGCTCGATGTACTCTGCTTTGCCTTCTGCTGGGAATGCGATTGCTTCACCAGGACCAGCGGATACTTCTTCTGCGCTAGAAGGGAAGCCAAAGAAGGCGAGCATCGGGACAGCACAGATGTGGAGCTGATTGTCCAGATCAGACTGCACTTGATAGGCTTTTAGGTTTAGCTCCGCGATGTCTTCCATCGGCGGGCGTGATTCCATAAAGTTCACGCGGTTGGCGTAGGCAACGCTAAAGGGGATTTGACTGAGCGTTGTGGTGCCGCTATCAAACAGCTCAAAGTCACCGGACTTTTCATCACGGCGATGTAGCTCAAAGCTGCCAGGCGTCAGAACGCGCACCTGCTCAACTTCCTTTTCGCCGTAAAGCCCATCAGGCACAATCACCTTTTCTAGCAGGCGAAGCTGGCTAAGCTCTTGCGCTCCGTCTACCAGTTCCGTGCGCCAGCCGAGGATCTCACGCGGCGTATAACTGACGTAATAAGGTCTTCCGTTTTCACCAGCAGCAGGAGCATCCACAAGCACACCAATGTGCCCGTAACGCACCATTTTTCGTGCGGTTTCATACGTCCAGACGTTGAGGTCGTTACCTAGCAAGTCAACGTCAAATAGCTGTTCGCGCACGATGTCAGATACATCGTTTAACCGGACAGGTTTGCGTGTCAACATGCCAGCCAGCATCCGTTCAAGGCGCTGGTAATAAGGCGGGCATACGGAACGTGCGAGTCTGTTGTCGTAGCTTTCGTCTAGCTCGCGTGGTTCTTGTGGCAGGTAACGGCGATGCTTGCGACGCATCCCGTAAGTGCCAGACATTAGGTCTTCAATCAGGATCCAGTGTGGCTCCTGCGCGTGCCATGCGGAGTTGGCATCGTTGACCTTGGTAACGGTGCTCCGCGCCATGGGGCGGTCGTAGAAGTTATACCCTGAGTACATGGCGCCGCTTCAATAATCAAAGTTTAGGGGCTGGTGTTAGCCAACCCCACAGGAAGCCCGATGCTTAGCAGAGCGGGAACAGTTTTAGCCTAAACGATCCGATTGCGATCCACTAAAACCTTTAGCGCATCAGAAAGCCGATAATGACCTTCAAGACCCTGATCGGCTGCTATCTGCTCTAGCACCATGATTTGATCTGGCGTAAAGGTTGCAGTGACAGACTTCCGTTTCTTTGGTTTTTCAATGGTCGGCTTTTGCTCTACTTCTGTTGCTACTGGCGCAGGCGCTTGCAGTCCATAGTCGGCAGGACGAAACACTGGCAGTTCTTGCTCAATGATTTCAAGCTGCTTTAGCTCTGGCAACTGAAAGCACTCGTGAGCCGCCTTGACTCTCCACTTTGTTGCGCCAGGATTACGGCACGGATGCTTTTCGTGGTGAAGAATAGTTGTCCCAATTCGATAATTTGCAGGAACGATTGTTTCTTCATCATCTGGAAACAGAAAAGCCTCTTCACCGTTCGCCATAATGACGCGAACCCATTTTGCGCCTGCAGGCCCTTTTGAAATGATTTTGCAGCGTCCAAGCTTAAATTCGTTTGCTTGAACATCCTGAGAGGCGAGATTGCTGAGCATGAGAGTGAACGAGAAATGAGAACGAGAAATGAGCAGAGGAGAAGGTGTAAGGGCTGACATTAGCCAGCCCCCATTAGATCAAACGGCTATAGCGACATCAGCAGAAGCAGCCTGCAGCGTGACGGACTTGCGACCAATCTTGATCTCAAACTCGTCACCAGGCTTGAAGCCCATCTCTTGAACGTAGCCTTCACCGATCTGCAGCTTGCCGTTAAACTGCACTTTGGTCTTGTAAGTCAAGGCACGACCACGCTTGCTGTTGGACTTCATTTCAAAGCCCTTGGCTTCCAGCAGTGCTTCGTAAAAGGCGGTGTAGCAGAGCTTGCCGTTTTTATCGGTGTAGCCACACTCGCGGACAAGATCTGATTTGTTGAGATCTTTAAGCTCTTTGACTTTGGAGAGTAGTTCGGAACCCTTGAGCATGAGTAGGGGTAAAGCGGACCCAGTAAAGATAGCACTAATACAGGCGGATGCCAGTAGACCTGCCAGCTCCCATGTGTAGCGGATTGAACTCACGCCAGATCAGGTAGCCCAAGGCATCGTTCATGTGGTCATGCCCAGAATCCTTGTCAGGGTCGCCCTTCTCGGTGTAGCACTGCAGCTCAAGGCATTCGATCATCCGCTTGCAGGTTGCGCTGATCTGCAGCCTGACCTGTCCCTTGCCGTTTTCGAGTAGCGCCTGCACGGCAGAAACCCTGTCCCTGACTGGTGGGTTAGCGCGTGGGGACTGATTCGCCATGCCATACGACTCAAGGATTTGGATGTCGGTTTGGCTGGCGTTAGTGCTGCGGTTGCCGCCGGAGGCGTCAGGGTAGACGTAGATCTGCCGGTTGGGGTAACGCGCTTTAATTTGCTGCGCTAGTGCATCGGTGTCGTGGGCGCCGCTTACCTCGTCGATCACGAGCAACGTGTTGTTCAGCTTGACGCCGATCACAGCGGACATGTTGCCGACGTTGAAGTCAACGCCAATCCGTAGCGGTTCACGCTCAGTGTCTGGCAGTTTGCTGATGACGTGCTTGGTGCGGTCGAACCTGTCGTAAACGGTGCCGGTGGTGAGGTTGACAAACTCACCGTCTAGGTAAGCCTTGAGCAGTGTTGGGTCGTAGTTCGCTTCAAGGCGCTCAATAAAGTCCGGCGGCAGGTGCGGGTTATCTACAGACCGCATTTTGATTAGCTTGCGATCCCGTCTTGTTTGTGCGTCTTCACTGCCGAAGGTGGTCCACATCCAGCGGAAGCCTTCAGGTGTTGATGCAGCACCAAATTGACGGACGTTGCCGGAGCGCAAACGACCAAGAATTTTGGGAAACGCTTTGTTTGCGATGGCAGGTGTCACGGTGTCGATCTCGTCTGCCAGCACCCAGGCAAGGTTCAAACCGATGATGCGTGACCAGTTTTCAAAGCTACGGCACAGGATTTTGGTGTCACCACCTGGTAGGTGGAGCATGTACTCCGGCAGCGGTGAAGCGCGGAAGGTGTAAGGGATGTCGTAGTGCTCTAGAAAATCTTCGAAGTCGTTTTGCCAAATATCACGAATTAGAGGTCCGGTTGGTTCCATGACGCAACCGATGAAGCCTTGGTTAGCAGCAGCGAGGGTGACAGCCTTCGCGGCTAACGCTCGGGTTTTACCTGCGCCGTAGCCAGCACTGATGCCGATGATCTGGGTTTGATTGTCGGTGACAAAAGCAAGCTGGCCAGGGTGAAGGTCAGCGTTTATGCGCTTAAGTAGTTCGGTTGTGTCTTGTTGTGTTTGCGCTTTGATAAAAGAGAAAAGGTGACTTTTTTCGCAGGCGTCATCAACAAGTGTCATGACATTTCAAAGCGCAGCAGCTTGGCTTGATCTTCTAAAGCTTTGATAGCAATGCCGAGATTGCCGCGTGCGCGTGCTTCGCGTTCATAATCTTGAAGGCGTGCGATAGCAGCAGCAAGCCATTCAGGGCGTTCTAGGTCAGCATCAATTTGCTGTAATTCTCTAGCCCTAGCAATGTAATGTTCAGTTTGGCGTATGCCTACGTCCCAGTTTTCCGCAGCGTAACGAATAATTTGCGTTCTACTATATGCACGCAGAAGTAGATCGTAAACTTCATTTACGCGAGACTCAGATTCAGCTTTGGTGCATTTTTTGCCCATCGCTTAGGGTTGTAGCGGATTGCGTATGATATTAGCGTAGCGCAGTTTAATTTTAACAGTCAAG